ATCCCACCAAATTGAATGACTGGAATCATTACTTTCTTTTCGTCGTCCATTTCAATTACCCCTTCCTTCCAACAATGCCAGAAATTCCTTTTCAGCTTCGTAATAGTCAGCCCAGAATTTCTTAGCTGTTCTTTCAAGTCTAAGAAACTTATCATCATCTGCTTGGCTGAGAAAAGTATCGGCTTGGACTGCCGAGAAATGCTTATTGATAAGTTTTGTATAAGCATTCTTCAAGTTAATATCCATTTCAATTACCTCTCCTAAGCGGTCTACGTACACTTGTAACATTGTCAAAATTATATACGAAGGCAGGCACTTCCCAGTGGTCCACTGTTACAATAGGGTTTAACCAGAGACGAGGATGCCTTGTATCAGTGACTACAATAGTGGGATACCTATTCTGCTTTGCAATCAACAGAGGTCGTTTATCATACTTACGAGCCTCCCTAACCACTATCTTCCAGAAGGTAATCAACCCACCTGTCTTATTTACAATGGAACGGCCTATCTGCAAATCCTGATAGTGCTTACATTCAACAAAGGTCTTTTCACAGAATTCGTACGCACCTTCCCCTACCGCACTCAGATCTCCAGATTGTGTTAAATTTATCTTGTCTTTTCTATATTGTAAGGTAGCGAGACCACCACTCATAGCACTGCGCCACAAGAGATCATCTCGCTTACCCTCCGATAACCAAAGGGACAGCCTTCGAGAGACTTCACGCTCGAAAGCTGCCCCTTTACCTTTACCGGAACCTGCCTTCATTTAGAACGGCGACTTCGTGAGGGTGCGACCCCTACTCAGCACACCACCGGTACCACCGCTGGGGGTGAAATTCTCGTCCACCCACCAATAAGTGCCTCCGTCATCACCGTTATTGGGTGGGACATTGCGAAGGCGACTGTCAACATTCAACGCAGTGTCATAGTTGATGATCTCTCCATTATCCCAATCCTCAACCAGAGCAACATAAGTCTGGTCTACACGATTGCGACGCTGCAGGTTGACTAGCCAATTGAAATTGCCCTCGTCGATAGCCCAGCTATAAGAGCTTTTCTTTACGACGAGAACAACGCAACAACCGCGACGGTCTTCAAGGTAACGAATGTGGCTCCTAGGATCAAGGCCGTGCTCTTCCTTTACTGCACGACTGAACTTGTCATAGGCCCACAGATCATCTAGACGACGCTTCTCCATCTATTCCTCCTTCACTTCGAAAAACACGCAGACACTACGTAAGTTCCTACATACAATCCACCTCCTATTGCTGCCACGATCAAAACTCCAATAAAGAAATACAAGTAATTATATCTGGACCCTAAGTCAGCTTCAACCAGGGACCCTGCCGCGTAAATATATCTGGTTGTTCTACCTTGGTCACTCACTCTCGCCTCTTTGGTTTGCGATTTATCTTAAACTTCTCTTCAACTTCGTGCCATAATTGAATAGTCTCTTTCTTTAATTCTGGTTCAAGTCCCTCTTCTTCGACTATTCTAATAGATTTATCAAGACCAGTATGCAACCTTCTTTCACCAATATTATACGTTTGGGAGCCCACTATCGACTTATTGTAGATTAAATTAGCGCGGATGTCGTCTATGCCAAAGTCGTACATGATATACAATGGTGCTGTACGGAATGGAACATCCAGGCTGCTCTTATACACTTCAACTGAAGTTTCAACACCTACAACCCGCTTAAACTTACTCTTGCCAATATCTTTTTCAATCCCAATCTTTTTTGGTGTATGACAACGCAACCTCAGACTTGAATAAAAGCCAATGGAGACGCCACCGGGACTGGTATACTTTTCGGCAAAGGGGTTTGTATCAATATTTTGCCTAACCTGATTAGAACAAACCATCAATAGATTGCGCTGGGTCAGGATTCGACACGTTTTCCGGCATTCTTCACTAAATTCTTTTGCTCTACGCATCCCGTATTTATCTGCATCCTCCATTTCCATCTTAGTTGATAGCGCTGCAAGCGAGTCCGCAAAGACACCATTAATCGTGCCATTCTCGGACTCAGGATTCCAACTTCTGACTGGCTCAAATAATTCAGGCACCGTATCAGGTTGCTTGTAGTCGCAATCTTCAACCTTAAACCCAAACAACTTAGCGAACTGCGCATTTAGTCTAGCCTCCGGATCACGAAACATTACCCTACCACCCTTGCGTTGCACAGCGCCCGCAAGTTCACACAACATCACAGTCTTGCCACAACTGGAAGGACCAAAGATCTCAACCAGGATCCCACCCGGTAGGCCGCCTTCTTTAAAGCGACCACCGGAGATTGCCATATCAAGCAAAGTAGATCCTGTGGAGATAACGTGCTCAGTACCTGCTAAGGGGGAACGCCTTACAAGAGGCTTCTTTAACCTAGCCTCTACTTGTTGTGCAAGATCAGGTGATGCTGTCATTATGCTGCTTTTCCACTCGCATTGTAGCAATCAGTCCAAACTGGACAATCTTCGCACTGATCGTGCTTATCGCATTCCTCACCAAATACAAATCCGTGGGGACAAGTACCAGCTTCAGCTGGGGCCGCTACCTTAGCAGGACGAGCAGCAGGCGGAGGCGCTCCACGTGTTAGAGGCTTTGCTGCGGGCTTTTCTGCAGGTTTCGCTACCGGTGTAGGCCTACGGTAAACAGAAGGCGTACGTGTCTCCTCTTCGGGCTCTTCGGGCTCCTCCTCTGGTTCCTCTTCGGGCTCTTCCTCTATAGGTACAACAACAGTTCTTATTGGTGTAGTTCGCGCGGGTGCGGTTCGCGCAGAGATACGAGTAACCTGAATAACTGGTTTCTCTTCCTCTGGTTCATCATCATCCCCACCCTCAAGGAACATCTTTTGGATTTCCTTGTAATCCTTAATTGTAACGACCTCGTCAAGTGAGGGCAGTGCATCAATAGTGGCATCATCGTAAGCATACCCACGCTGTTCAAAATCAATGCGCGAGGTTTCCGCAAACGTGTTCCCACCAAGCTTCTCTTCAGAGAATCGGATCTTTAACGTCAACCCATTAGCAGGATGCGGAAAATCCCCAAGCTCATCAGGGTTTTCCTCAATCTCATTATTCAACTTAGCCTGGAACAGAAAGTCCGATATATCCCAAAGATGCGGTTTCTCTTCAAACTTCTTGTTATCCTTGGGAATAATCAAATAAAGTGACCGCGAACTGGGACGGGCGTTCTTTACTGCATCATCTTTCCAATCCACACCATCAGAAAGAAGTTTTGACCGATACTCGCAAATCGGACACTTCTTCCCAATACTTGTGGGGCAGACAACCGATGACTTATCAGCACCAACATTACGATGCAACTTGTAAGGGCGACGGTACCAAAGACCACCCTTTTCAGCACTACCCGTTGTCTCATCCTTATCTGGATGGTTGGGGTCTGTGACAACATAAGACATAATATCAATAGAAATGCGGGAACCGGGCTCTTCCTTGAAGACCGTAAATCCTCGCGGGATGGATAAATGACCGTAATTTGCTGCCTTGTTACGCTGTTGAGTAGCGTTAAAGACAATCTTGTCCTTGAAACTCGTGAAGCGACTCTTTGCCATTAGATTGTTTCCTCCGTGTATAGGACAGATAAGATATCGTCCCAGCGGCCCAACCCGATGCTGCGCACTTAGCCAATACAAAAACATAGAAAGGCAAGGCGGCTAAACCCACAACCACGATTGCGATTGCAAATTCCAATCAATTTCTCCTCTGTAGTCTAATAGATCGATTAATTCGCTTTTGCCTCTCTTCGGATAAATTATGCGGAACCGAGGGTCCTGCAAAGTAACTTTGCCCATGCAGCCTCACTAAATTTTCCAAGGCACTTTTGCGATGCTCAAACGACTTAACAACTCCAGTGGCCACCTCATATTGATACTTCTTTTCAATATAGTCTCGATTAATTGCATCATATTCATCATTGATAGTAATTACAGAAGAAATTGCTCCCTCTGTTATACGATCTCCAAGACCAAACGCCCTGGGATCTTCTCTTACTTCTTTATCAAGTCGGGCTTTAACATAGTCAACTTGCGCCTTTGCCAAATCCATATCGCGATGTGCCTCAGCTGCATTGGTTGTGTACACAAGCATCCTACGTGAATGATCTACCCATTCTACATCTAGAGCGGATTCATCAATCTCAATGTCTTGCTCATAGGACACTTGACATCTCCTACTATATTATACGATTACGTCACCCACTTTTGATTACCATATAACATGCCAATGCTAGACCAGGAGGTCCACTATCAAAGAATGGTGCTGAAAAATGATGAATTATTTCAGCAGCAACGTCATTCCCATCTCCATTCAACAGAACCTGACGAGCATAACCAATTACACGCCTACGGGTTATTTCAACATCATCTTCAGGAATTATCGATAGAATCGAACTAACTTGACGCCAACGATGTTTTTGAAGCAACGATGTCACCAACCTGTCTGCATTCTTAGCTATATTGTCGGACGCTTCAATTACCTTAATATAATCATCTGGACCCGCCGCAACGACTTTTTCTAAAAGCTGAAGAGCGTGTCTGGGATAACATATCTCGGCTTTATCAATATCAACTTTGTCAGCGTCAAACCCAAGTGAAGCCTTAAGCGCTACAGCACTTAGTACATTCTTTGGTAAAGATACATGCTCACGGGCGCATACCTTAACCATTAACCTGACCATATTCGGTATAGTCAATGGACTGACCGTGTGAACAGAGCATCTACCCTTTATTGTATCAAGAAGCTTATCAGGATCAGTAGTAGCAAGCACATAAAAACAATGATCTGGTGGATCTTCCAGACCCTTTAACAAAGCATTTTGCGCATCATTAGTCAGCTTATGTGCCTCATCAATAAGCCAGGCACGTCTGGTGCCACCCAATGCCTTATAGTGTGCGTTATGCCTAATAGTACGAGCAGTATCAATACCACGAAAGTCAGCAGTGTCTATTTCCTTAAAGTCTTGTTCATGACAACCTAACTCGGTTGCGACTATCCTCCCCAGTGTCGTTTTTCCACACCCAGTGGGTCCGTGAAATAGAAAAGCATGTGGAGGATCATCAAGAGCCAACAACCCTTTAAGATTAGATACAAGCGTTTCATTACCGACCATCTCAGCAAAAGAATGGGGACGATATTTTTGATATAAACTCATGCTGCACCTTTCATTTCAGCCCAGTTACCATCTATTTCTGAGGCAGCAACTTCGATACGCATAGGTATATCTATCCAAGACCAGTGGTTTGGTAGATCGACCGTGCAGATTTGCTGCGCCATTAGAATAATATCAGAGATCTCGTCTGGATGTGCATCTATCAGCATACTGTCGTGTATCTCACCAACCACCTTACTCTGCCAACCCTTTAACTGCTTTACCATTTCAATCAAAGACCATAACAAACAATGGAATGCGGCCCCTTGTACAGGGAAATTGATTACTTGATTCTTTTCCATAACACCGGAGACCCTAAACCCGGTCTTCATTTCAAATTCACCGGTCTTTTGGTACTTAGAATGCCAAGTCTTTCTCCAAGCATTATATACTTTGAAACGCTTGCCCCAAAAGTTGTTTTGTACCCGTTCCATGTGATCAACAAATACACTAAACGAATCAATGTCTTTAGATATCAAATGTTCCCCTATGGGTTTACCATTAAATACAACACCGTGATTAGGCTTCCACATTCCATCCTTTGGTAGCTTGCACCAGGAACAAGCGACATTAAGCGCGCAGGGCTCGTAATAGTCACCGTAGAATTGCGGGAAGACAAACCCGTTCTTTGCTGACTGCCTTAATGTATACCCACCTTCCATCTCTTTGAGAGGTGTATTCAATTTGGGCAGCAAGAAAATCTCACCTGCCATATCCCCGTGCATATCACTTGTCTCATCCTGTAAGTACTTAATCATTACAGGATCTTTGTGATAAGTTGCTGCAATACCGACTTCAATACCTGAAAAGTCAATCTCCATCAAAATATGACCAGGGCTGGGAAGAAACGCCCTTCTACAGATGTCCATAATTTCTTTATCTCGGGCTGGTATATTCTGCAGGTTGGGATCAGCACTAGACGATCTATACGTTGATACTGTATGCAACAGAAAAGATGGGTGGATCTTGCCATTGACTGTAGATCTAATCAACACTTTCAAAACATCTTTAGCCTTTTTCAGCCTCCGCATCCGCAACAAATGGACAACACCATCAACATTAGTCTGTCGAAGGGATTCCTCGTTTGTACTCTCTTCACCACCCTCAGACATCTTGAATGGTTTAGCTCGCATATCCTGATAAAGGATGTGTCTCAATTGAGGGACACTTTGAATCTTCATTGCATCACCATAGCGACCAAGCCAAGCAATGCCTAACTCACTGCTCTTTAGTCGTAATTCTGACTGCTTTAACTTTTGCTCAACCCAAGCCAGTTTCTCCCTAACATAAACAAGATCAATACAAATCCCCGCTTCCTCTACAAGGGTAAGAGCTTCAGCCCCTCGTTGGAGCAGCTTATAGGCTTCCATCATTTTCATTGACGTACTCCAGAGGATGACAAAACTGATCTAACAATTCAATTAAACATTCACCACAATAATTTCTAATTAGGGGTGGGAGGGAAATAGAAAGACCACTCTGCTGAGGACCATGTTTAGGGCACTTTCCTATCCAACCTGCCTTTTGATTCCAAATACCAAAATCAAAGTGAACATCAGCCATCTTCAATCTCTTTCATTTGCTTCATGGTTAACCTATAGGCGAGAAGGGAGTCAATCCCGCAATAGATTAGGCATTCATCTTCACCATGCCTCTCTATAAACTCTAGTATACGGTTTGGCGCAGTGGGATCTCGCGGTGTTACAGACTTTAAATAGGGATCGATTAAATTCTCATACCCTACAACACCAAAATTGATAAAAGATTGAAACTTTAACCCACAAATACCCGTACGATTATCAATAACATGTGCTGCAAGCATACTATCCCAAGCCCAATTTATCTCATCAATATCAAAATGGAAGCGGCTCCACTCATATTCAAATGATAGATTATGTGAGATCTTACCAATATCTTCGTTTACTAGAATATCCCGCCAAGCTTGACGAACAGCCTCGGAAGCATCAGTAAACATAAACGCATACGCACGCTCAGGTGACTGACAAAAAGACGCACAAACTATACTGTGTAACTTTGCACTTAATCCTACAGTCTCATAATCAAATGAGAACAGACCTTTTCGTACTTTTACCCTATTCAATGCTCTAAGAATCTCTTCTTCACCATGAAGAAGAACAATCCTATTACGTAAAATCTCTACTCTGGGTACAGATACATTTAGCAAGTCAATAGCTTGTTTCAAATCATTCTTCCAAACTGTCTCTACTTCAGGCCTATCACTGGACCTGGAAACATAACTGGGATGATACGTTGGGCAAATCCAGGCACCTAATTCCGGTAGAGGGATGTGAAAACCACGCCACTTTCCAATGCTCGAGTCCTGCGCTTCCGGTAGCACACTTCCAAGGACACTAGTAACGGCGCTCCCGCCCAGTAGCAGCATTAATCGAGGACTATGCGCAGCTATAGCGGGGGACACTATCCGCGCTCTACAACACGCAATCTCGTGGACAGATGGTGCTCTATTACTAGGTGGTCGACAATTAACTGCATTCAAATTTATACAATCACGAAATAGATCAATACCAAGATCACTCAATGCTTCTTTGATAGCATTACCGGTTGGTCCCTGGAATGGTCTACCTTTTCGATCCTCTTGTTCACCGGGTCCTTCACCAATAACCATAATCTGTTTCTTGAAATCCCCGAAGGGAGGCATCTTTGGGTTGATTGGTCCATTATACAGACCACAAGATACACATGACAGAGGTTTACCCAGCCCACCTTTAGCTGGAGGTTCATTATCCCCGAATAACCTCGGTATTGGCATTTATCACCCGTCGAGCCTTGTGATTCTCGAACAACCAAGTGCATCTGACATGGAAACCAGCATCCCAAACAGGTCATCCTTTGAGCGGCACCAAAAAGTTACGGCATTACGATCGTCATCTTCTGGTGTAGAATGCTCAAGTATCTCTTTTGGTGATTTAAGCCATATACGAAGACCATAAAAAGTCTCGTTACCATTAACGTTATCCTTGCGGATAAGTTCGACACCTTCACCTAGTTCTTCTTCATAGATGTGTATACGCATTAGATGAGTCCTTTGTCCTGCGCAAGCCATTCGGGCATTGTCATTTCCTTAGCACCTTTATCCCACTCACACAGAGATTTAGGCAGCCAAACGTATTCTTTCCCGTCATAAAACCTATAGGCTTTCTCCGTTTCACTGCGAACTTCGCCGGAGACCTCAACTAAATCATTACCTTGAGCTTTCTTCATCGAAGTGCTACCACATGTTCCCATTGCGGTCCGGTAAACTTAATCTTCGAAGTATTTAGGACACAGTTTGCATTCTCTTCGGTTAAAGCTCTCGACAAGAACTCAGGATGTATATTAAACATAAACTCACCACTGACTTCTTGACTTGCCCTCACAATCTCCTTAAACGTTCCACCATCACAACTAGCCCCAACAACAATTTGAGTCCCACTTAAAGTGATTCTAACCTCTTCGTCAATCCTGTGATCCCGCTTGGAAAAGATCTGCGCGCGCTCCAGTGTTTCGGTTAACCTCTTTGGTAGAGTAATATCCTCTCCCTCTGTAGACAATGTGGCAGAGAGATCCGGGTAAGTACCAGATGACGTACGCGCACAAATCACAGTATTGTCTTCTGTAGCAAACCTAACCCACTCACCTTTCTCTCCAACGGCAACAGTCTTGATAACATAATCCTCATCCTCTAACAATTCAGCAGCAGTAACGGGTAACAGAATAGATGGAAGATCCGCCCCTTCAATCCTAAACTGGGCTACGCGATACCCATCTGACCCAGTCAGATACTCACCCGCCATATAAACGCAGGTCAAAACGGGCCTACTCATGTCGCGCGCACAGGTACTAGCAACCAACTTTAGCCCCTTCTTAAAATCATTCGGTAAAATCTGATCCTCACCAGTCCAGTCGATCTCAGCAAAGGGTAAAGCCACCGGTGCTGTGATTAGACTGACCGTGGTCCTTCCAACACTTACTTCAATATTGTTACCCTTTTGGATCATCTTAACATTACTAGAATCAGTCTTGTTCAGAAGGTCGTACAA